ATAAAATACCTTTTGTACAAAACGAAAGATCGGATGATGTAATGGTCAATGATCCAAGAGCAATAGAACATGGAACATTCTGGGCTAATAGATGCCGAGATCAATGGTATCTTGTTAATGAAGGATTCAAATCTATTCTCGGTGAGTATGATGTAGTGCTAAGAACAAGATTAGACATTGCTTATAAGGATATAGAATTATATAAAAGTGATGAACTTATTATACCTGTGGATATAGGTGGTTGGGATTTCTCAGACCATCTGGCATTCGGTAATTATGATGCGATGGAAAAGTATTGTTCTTTTTATAAGCATATGCAAGACGTATACGATAAACATAATGTTGATCCAACCCACGCTGTAAATTTCCTTAAGTTTTATATTACTAATTATAACAATCCATTAGACTATAAAATAGACAATAAAATAAACTATAAAATAATATGAAAACTATAGACTTTCAGAAACTAATTCAAATAAATCAAACACAATTAGATCCAGGGGAAACTCAATGGTTAATTCAATTAGGTGCCAATGACGGAGTAATGTGTGAGGGTTATGGTTTACGAGATATATTATTAGAACAAAAGCACAACGCTATATTAGTAGAACCACTACCAACAGTATTTGAGCGGTGCAAAGAAAATTATAAGGATGCAAATAGTAAAATATATTTTGAGAATATTGCTATTGTACCGACAAAGACAAGTGAATATGAAAAGATTTATCATAACGATGATAATGAAGCTGAACCAGGTGTACAAAGTAGTTTCGTAAGATACGAACCCTCCGAGAGGTTTGATCTTGTTAAGGTCGAAGAATTTAAGTATCTGGTTGAAAAATATAACCTAACTAAAATACACGGGTTGTTTGTAGATATAGAAGGCTTAGAATATGATGTTCTTGATAGTATCTTTAAAACTATAAACATACCTATATCTTTTATAAGATACGAATTTCCTCACGTCAAGGATCCGGAAGCTTTGGATAATATGCTTAGAGATTGCGGATTTAAAATTTATGCGTGTCCGCACGGCGGTGGGGACAAAGTTGCAATATCAAACGATTATAGGGAAATTGAGTAACTATGGTAAAAGACATTTTATTTTTAAACTATCATTGGGTACCTAACAGTACATTTATTTTTAAATCATTAGAGAATACTGGATACACTTGTGATTTTATAGGTGAGCCGGAATTAGAATCATTTGTTCCCAACTGCGAGTATAAAGTTGTAATTGCATACTTACATGACCCTCATCATTTACCTATAATCAGTAGATTACTAGAAACTTCTTTAAAAAATAGTTTCTTTATACAACATGATGATACTGATTCAGAAGATGTTAGTAGATGGTTCTCAAGATCTCCTGATTTAATTATGCACAGAGAGTTGACAAGTAACACTAATAGACATTATAATTGTCCTATATACCCAATGCATTTCCCCATTCCTTCGGTTAATGATTACCAGAATAGAGAAAGAGATATGGATGTTTGTTTTATCGGTGCACCCACAAACCAACGAAGAAATTTCTTTGTAGATAAACTACGTCAAATACAACCTCATTTAAATATTAATTGGTCAATAAAATATTCTCATGAAAGAAACATTCCTGAGACTTTAGATATTTTAAATAGATCTAAGATTGTAGTAAATTATCCAGGTAACAGTTACGATAGCTGGAGAATTTGGGAAGCGGCAAGTGCAGGCGCAGCAATTTTACAACCAAAATTACCGCTAGATAGTATATCAAAAGAGCATATGTTCTTTGATGAGTATGTGGAATACAATATGGATTGTTCTGATCTAAAAGATAAAATAGTGTGGCTATTAGAAGAGAATAGATGGATAGAATGGGGTAATAGAAGTATAAACTCATATGAGGCTTACCACACACCCGAGGATTGTTTTGTGAGATATTATAATAATATTATTAGACACGTTCCCCTCGAAAAACTAATACCTAATCCCGTAAATCCTTTTGAAATTTTTAAACCTAACCGAGTATGATTAAACTAATAATTTTTGATTTAGACGGAGTACTAATAGATAGTAGGGAACTTCACTACGAAGCATTGAATTCTGCCCTAGTTAAAATTGACCCTAAGTATATTATTACTAGAGAAGAACATTTAAGTAGATATGACGGATTAAATACTACTGCTAAACTAGAACTACTACACTCGGAAAAAGGATTGCCTAAATCCGAATTCAATTCTGTATGGCAAAATAAACAGTCTGCAACTATAGATGCATTCAAACAATTCTCAAACGACGAAAAATTAATTAGTATATTCTTAGAACTAAAACAGATAGGATATAAAATAGGTGTTGCGAGTAATAGTATTAGAGAAACAGTAAAACTATCTTTATTAAAAATCGGTATACTTGAATATGTGGACTACTATGTTAGCAATGAAGATGTAAAAAGACCTAAACCATTTCCTGAGATGTATTGGAAATGTATGACTGCAATGGGTCACAATGCTAAGGAAACATTAATAATTGAAGATAGTCATATTGGAAGAGCAGGCGCTATTGCAAGCGGCGCGCATCTTTTACCCGTAGAAGATTGTAATGATTTATCTATGGAAAAAATAAGAAAAGAATTAATGATACTAAATGGACTAAACAATAGCCCTAAGGTACCATGGCGTGATAATAAATTGAATGTACTAATACCAATGGCAGGCGCAGGATCCAGATTTGCAACTGCAGGATACACATTCCCTAAGCCATTGATTGAGGTTAATGGTAAACCAATGATTCAAGTTGTTGTTAACAATTTAAATATAGATGCTAATTATATCTTTATAGTGCAAAAAGAACATTATGACAAATATAATTTAAAATATCTATTGAACTTAATAGCTCCAGGCTGTAAAATAGTACAAGTCGAGGGTGTTACCGAAGGTGCTGCTTGCACAACATTATTAGCAAAAGAATTTATTGATAATGATAATCCTTTGTTAATTGCTAATAGCGATCAATATATTGAATGGGATTCTAATTCATGTATGTATGCGTTTGGTGCAGATACTATAGATGGTGGAATTTTAACATTTGAGGCAAGTCATCCAAAATGGAGTTATGCTTCGATCGGCGAAGAAGGATTTGTAAAAGAAGTTGCTGAGAAAAAGGTTATTAGTAATAACGCAACAGTAGGTGTTTATTACTGGAAGAAGGGTAGTGATTATGTTAAGTATACTAATCAAATGATTGAAAAGAATATTAGAACAAATAATGAGTTTTATGTCTGCCCAGTATACAACGAAGCAATTTTAGATAGTAAAAAGATTCGAGTAAAAGAGATTAAAAATATGTGGGGTATTGGTACTCCCGAAGATTTAAATTATTTTTTACAAAATTATAAGGCTTAATTATGAGTAAAAAGGTGACAGTAATCACTCCTACAACAGGATCTGATTACCTAAAACAAAATGCAGATTCTGTAGTAAAACAGACATATGAAAATGTAGAACATCTTATTGTTATTGATGGGCCTGAGTTTCAAGCAAAGGCATTTAAACAATTAGATATACAAGAAGCATCTGCAACAGTAGTTACATTACCACACAACACTGGACATAGCCAATACAACGGACATAGAATATATGGATCATTTCCATATCTAATTGATTCTGACTATGTAATGTTTTTAGATGAGGATAACTTTATTGATCCTGCTCATATAGAAACACTAGTTAAAGTTTGTGAAACTAATGATTGGGCATTTTCATTAAGAAAAATTGTGGACAAAGATAGCAAGTATGTTTGTCTTGATGATTGTGAGAACTTAGGTAAATGGCCAACATGCTTAAGTGAACAGGAATACTTTGTAGATGTTGGTGCATACTTTTTACCTACATCCATTGCAATTCAAATATCTCCTTTATGGTATCGTAGAGCAAGACATCCAGACGATCAACCTGAAGTAGATCGTATCATAATGCAAGTATTACGTGAACATGAATTTACGTATGACACCAACGGAATATATTCTTTGAATTATAGAGTTGGTAATAGAGAAGATTCAGTTAAAGCTGACTTCTTTAGGTGGGGTAATGGATTGATGGAAAAGAAATTTAAGGATGGATACCCATGGAGAAAGAAATAAATTACAAATACAATGAAGGGGAACTCTTAAAAGAGTTTAAAGAATATATCGACGCCACCTACGGCGAACATTATTCAATGAATAAGTTTCAGGCAACTGAATTTATAATTGATAGTGGACATGGTGTCGGTTTTACCGTTGGCAACGTAATGAAGTATGCCCAAAGATACGGAAAGAAAGCCGGAAGGAATAGACAAGACATACTAAAGGTGTTACACTATAGCATGATGTTATTATATGTACATGACATTGAAACCAAGGAGTTAAATAATGCAGATCAGTAAAGAAACGATTGATATCCTGAAGAATTTTGCTAGTATTAATAGCAATATTCTAATCCGAAAAGGTAAGGTATTATCCACAATTAGCACAGCAAAAAACATTTATGCGAGAGCAGAAGTTGCTGAGGACTTTCCAGAGGAAGTCGCAGTATACGATTTGAATTCGCTGTTGGCTTTGCTAACACTTATGGAGAATCAGCAAGTTGATTTCGGTGAAAAGAGTTTAACCATCTCTAAAGACAATGGTAAGTTTGAATACTTCTATTCTGCACCGAACGTAATTGTAGCAGCACCTGCTAAGGAAATCGAAATAGATTCACACTATGAATTTAAATTGACATCCGAAGATGTCAATATGATTATGAAAGCGGCTGCTATTACAGGAGCACCGACAATTACAATCTCGAGCAAAGGCGAGAATGTTACATTGACTATCGGTGATAAAAAGAATGACACAGCAAATACCTATAAGAAAATTATTGGCACATGCGAACATTCTTTTGAATGCCATATGGCAGTAGAGAATTTTAAAATTGTACCTGATGCGTATAATGTTACAATCTCGAAAAAGAAAGCATTCCAGTTTAAACACGCAACAAAGCCATTGGGTTATTTTATCGCAATGGAACCTGATTCGGTGGTGTAATATGCAAGAAAATTTTTATGTACCAAGACGTGAGTATATTGCTGTACTTCAGAATGAAGTAGAAACTTTAAAGCGTTATTACTACAAACCGATGGAAGAAGGCACAGGACATTTTAATACAACAATTAGTGTATTAGAGCAACGTATTAACGAACTTAATACTGTCCCAGATGCAACAACAGCTTGAAATTGAATTCTTCTATCCTCTAACGGAGCAAATTCCGTTAAAGTTAGATTTTAAACTCTGTTTAGATTACGAAGAACGTAAGAGAAAAGAATCTTTATATACGGGTAATCGAATTGACTATTGGGGCAATGGTGCAGGTTTAATATATACTACGACTAGTAGTGTTATTGCTTCATCTTTTACTATTGATATGGATAAAATCCCAATAACTATTCAATCTAAGTATAGACCAAATATTATTAAGAGATTAATTTATTGGTCTTTAGGTATGAAGTGGAAAAAAAATTAATATTATGAGGTTATTATGGATTATCGTGAAAATGAATTTTTGTGGGTTGAGAAATATCGCCCTCGCAAATTAGAAGACTGTATCTTACCCGCAGACCAAAAGCGCATCTTTCATGAGATGCTGTCCAAGGGTGAGATTCAGAATATGTTATTATGCGGTGGTGCAGGTATGGGCAAGACCACAGTTGCCCGAGCATTGTGTGAAGAACTAGAAACAGATTATATTATCATTAACGGATCAGAAGAATCTGGTATTGATGTTCTTCGTACAAAGATTAAACAGTTTGCATCTACTGTATCATTCAGTGGTAAGCCAAAGGTTGTAATTTTGGACGAGGCGGATTATCTTAATCCTAACTCTACACAACCTGCATTGAGAGCATTTATAGAAGAGTTCTCTTCTAATTGTAGGTTCATTCTTACTTGTAACTTTAAGAATAGAATCATTCCTCCGCTTCATTCTCGTACTGCGGTTATTGAATTTAAATTACCTAAAGCAGATAAGCCTAAGATTGCGGCAGCATTCTTCAAGCGTGTTACCGAGATCATGTCTATCGAAAAGATTGAGGCAGACGGTAAAGTAATTGCTAAGGTAATCGAAAAGCATTTCCCTGACTATAGACGTGTTCTAAATGAATTGCAGAGATACTCAGCCTCGGGCAAAATTGACGAAGGCATCTTTGTTAATTTGGGCGAATCCAATATGCAAGAACTGGTCGCATCTTTAAAAGATGGAGATTGGAAAAAGATGCGTACATGGGTTGTAAATAATATTGACAATGACCCAGGGACTATTTTTAGAAAATTATACGATACATTAACAGATCAAGTTAAGCAAGTACCGCAGTTAATTTTATTACTTGCAGATTATCAGTATAAGGCAGCATTTTGTGCAGACCAAGAAATTAATCTTGTAGCATGTCTAACTGAGATTATGGCAGCAGTAGAATTTAAATGATGGATTATATTAAACCAACCTTCGAATGGATAAGAGATGACTGGCGCACTCACGCTAATAGGTTTATGTTGGAGTGTCTTGCTTGGGGTATATCTATTGGGTGTTCTATCACGATGGCACTTACGGTTCCCAATCCTCCTTTACTTATACTATATCCTATCTGGATCTGTGGTTGCGCTATCTATGCTTGGTGCGCTTATAGTAGGAAATCGTTTGGTATGTTGGCTAACTACTTATTGCTAGTTACAATAGATACTATTGGTTTGTTTAGGATGCTGTTATGAGTTTGTTTGGAACACCTGTAGAAAAAATAGAGGAAGTTCCCTATAAGGCTCCTGCGATTTCACCTTTCGATTTTATCAATGCAATACATTATAGTAAGGAAAATTTAATAGTCGACGATTGGTCTGAAAAACAGTATAATCCCTGGATCATTAATAAAGGGTTATCCTATGGGCCAGATACAGTAATCCCCGCCAATGAAATGAACTCTCGTCCTCATTTGGATAAGATCCTTCAATTTCACTTTCTTATAAATATTATTAGGCCTAAGAAGAGATTCAATAAATGGATCAAGGCTGAGAAAATCGATGATTTGGAAGTTATAAAAGAATACTATGGCTACAGCACAGAAAAAGCTAAACAAGTACTCCCGCTTCTAGATGATAAGATTATTGACAATATGAAAAGAAAAATAACAAAAGGTGGTAGGAATGAGTACTGACATGATAAGTATTGACTTCCCGGGATATAAACCCTTAGAAGTAATACTCACAGAACCCGACGATTTTTTAAAGGTAAGAGAAACTCTAACACGAATCGGTGTGGCATCTAGAAAAGATAAAACACTATTCCAATCTTGCCATATACTGCATAAACAAGGTCATTATTTTATAGTTCATTTTAAAGAGCTCTTTGCCTTAGATGGAAAGACTGCTGATCTATCAGATAACGATTTACAAAGAAGAAACACTATTGCTAAGTTACTAGTGGATTGGGGATTGGTTAAAATTAGTAATCCAGATTACTTTACAGATTATGCCCCACTTTCTCAAATCAAAGTTATATCCCACAAAGAAAAAAATGAGTGGATGCTCGAAACAAAGTATAATATTGGTAAGAAAAAGTTGACAACTAGCACTAAATAATATATAATAAAGAATCCCCGAGATGGGACAAGGAGAAGGTAACCTTGTAAAAACCTTCGCCAACGCTACGCCTTCGGGGTAGTATTATTAACTCGCTTATTTAAGGAGCACAAAATGACTCAACTCGTAAACAATGCCATCGATACTATTGCTGGCGCAAAGAAAACTTTCGTTACTACATTCGTAACTAACGAAGAATTAAGAAAACCCCTAAACACTTTTATTGACGCGCAAACAGATTTTGCTAAGAAGGTCGTTACCGAAGTTAATAGCTTCTTTACAACCGTTAGTCTTGCAGCATTTTCTATTGATGCTAAAAAATTATTCCCAACCAAGTAATAGGAGGTTAGTATGACATATTTTTTAAACAACCTACCTAAAGATTTTGATAGATTTTTCGTAGGATTTGATGACCAATTCAATCGCCTATCAAAGATCCATGATGATCTAACAAAGGCAATCCCAAACTATCCTCCATACAATATCAAGAAAACAGGCGATAACACTTATGTTATCGAATTAGCTGTTGCTGGTTTTGCTAAACAGGATATTGAAATTGAATTAGCTGATGGTAAGATGATTATCAAAGGCAATGTACAGAATGACGAAGCCGAAGACGCGTTCTTATTTAAAGGAATTGCTAATCGTGCATTCACAAGATCTTTTGCTTTAGAGGACACAGTCGAAGTAAAAGATGCTGCTATGATGAATGGTATGCTAAAGGTTTTCCTAGAGCGTATTATTCCTGAGCACAAGAAGCCAAAGAAAATTGAAGTTAAAGATTCCGAGGCAGAAGTAAAAACAACAAAGAGCAAAAAGCAATTACTTACAGAAGACCCACAAGGTCGTGATCTGTAATTTTTAAACTACTCAAAAGGTAAATAAATGGCAAAAGAACTAGAAGCTCTGGGCGGGGTTGATACGCCTTATATGAGCAATTTTTGGCAATGGGTGAAAAAGACATTCACTATATCATATCAAGATGAGATAGAATCTTATCTCGCACAATCCGTAGATTATGTAGACTTTGATAATAGAATGCGTACCTTACAAAGAAGAGGTATGATATGAAGAAATTCTTTTTAAGTATTCTTGAAGCAATTCAAGCAATTAAAAAGCATAGAAGCGATCCCGGTTTAAAGGGTCGCTAAACACGGGGACTTCGGTCCCCTTTTTATTAGGAAATGAAATGATTAAAATTCTTAAACTTGTTACTGGTGAAGAAATCATCGGTGAATTAAACTATACAGAAACAAAGATTGAAGTAACACGCCCTTGCGCTGTTATGTTGATTTCATCTAAGTCAACACCAGATCAACATTCTATGGCATTAATCCCATACGCAGGTTACGCTAAAGATCATACTATTACAGTAGATCAAAGAGCAGTAATTTGGGAAGCGGAATTAGAAGATTCTGTTTACAATCAATACCAATCTATCTTCGGATCAGGTATTCAAATATTTTCGGAGCAATCTACAAAGGCTCCTAATCACGCATCACTAAATATTGTACAGAATTAATTTCTTTTAGTTAATCTTACCCGTTCGGTTGTAGATGACGGACAGGATCCTGATCTGTTATAATAGGTCTTTTGTATAGGACCTTTATCCCCGGAAGCACAATGGTATTCACATACTAAAAGATTGTCTGAGGTTTTTTTACTGACTAGTTTACATGAAGTTTCTACAATCGTGTAGGGTTTTTCTACTTTATCCTTGGAAGAGACTTCTAATTTAAAGTCAAAATCTATATTTGTTATTAACGGTGCAACTGCTGCGGAAAAGGCAGCAATGCTCAATAAGGTTTTTTTACTAAGCATTGCGGCCCATTAGGTTAAAACCAGAGCCAAATACCTTGACTCAATAGTACCATACCAGCAACAGCAACGTACAAACTGCCTTTGTACATTCTATTGTTGACTGCTAAAATACTTGCGGATAATAAAACAATTGCTAATTGAAATGCCATGCTAGCAAAAGTTAACCATGGTGTATGTTTGCTAGCTTCGTCTCTAGCCTTTTCATATCCTTGCGCTTTTGCTAATAATTCTTTCTTTCCTTCTCCCTTTTCAGGATCAGTTTCATAACGAGCAATTTTGGCATCTAGTTTTTCAGCCTTTGCTTTATCTCCTCGAGAAACATAGTCGTCTCGTTGACCTTCGGCAATAGCTTGCTTAATAGATTTGGATTGAAAGAATGCGTAAGTATCAGTTGCCTTTAATGTATTCTTTAATACGGCACCACTGAAACTACTGGAATAGTAAGTAGTAATTGCCATGAATAATGCCATAACAACAATCACCATTCCTGCCTTATCTTTAATTAATGCTTCCCGCTCAGACCGAGACAGGGGTTTTGTTTCTGTTTTTACTTCAGCCATATTACTCCTTTAGTGTTTGCCTGTAAATAATTTCACAAGTATCATTGCAATGATAATAAAAAATAATATAAATGCATTCACAATAACTAAGGCAACTGCTGTGCCCTTTTCCAATAACCAGTTCCACAAATATTCATATTCTTCTGCTAATCTTTTGAACATTTATCTTCCTATATATTTTTGAGGTTGTGCTTCTTTTTGTCTTTGCGCTTCGGATTTAGGTATCCATCCATCACCATATTGTGGATATAGTTTTTTTCGATTTTCTACAACTACTGCCATCATACAGAATACAGCTAGTATTATTACCAATGCACCTACACCCCACGCTGCCTCTGCCCTTAATAATTCTAATCTTTTTCGTCTTCTATCAGATTTTATTTTATCTTCTCGCATTTGTTTTGCGATAAGAACTTTTTGTTCCTTGCCCATGACTTCCATCATTTCTTCAACTTCTGTATGGAGGGCGCCCAATTCGGGAGGACTTTGATATACCATTATTTCTCGTAATTCAGTTCCCATTTGTTCTAATTGTTTTTTCATTAGAACTCTTTGTAATGCTCTTTTACCTAAACTAGAATCGCCCGCGTATACTTCTGTTTTGGCACGGCGCTCTTCTTCTTCAAAGATTGCCATACATTTGTAATAGTTATCGTAGTATGCACCAAGATGATTACCGATCTCAGTATAGATACCGGTAGTCTCTCCTGATTTTTTATTAAGTTCTATTACGCGATTTTTCTCTTGAACAAATTGATTACGTTGTTCTACTGTCGCGGGTTTTTCTGGGGGGTGTAATTTGCTGAACTGGTCGTCAAGATCTTTTAGAACATCTTTGACTTCCCCGGCTGCACCCTTTATATCCCTGTAAAGTTTGCATCCTGCTTTAACTGCAGACA